GGTAAGGGTAAAACCTACAATCCTACGGAAAAAGGCGCTGGAATGACGGCAAAAGGTCGTGCAGAGTACAACGCTAAGAACGGATCGCACTTGAAAGCACCAGCACCAAGCCCCAAAACAGAGAAAGACAAGGCAAGAAAAGATTCTTTCTGTGCGAGGATGGAAGGTGTAGTCAAAAACGCTAAAGGCCCAGCGGAAAGGGCTAAAGCATCACTTAAAAACTGGAAATGTTAAAATGCCATTAATCAAATCAACCAAACCCGAAGCGTTCAAAAAGAACATTAAAGCTGAAATCAAGGCTGGTAAACCTGTAAAACAGGCAGTTGCGATTGCATATTCTGAAAAACGTGAGGCTGAAAAAGCCAAGAAAAAGAAATGAAAGCAAGTTTAGCTGTCCATTTACTGATTGCAATGGGTGTAGATGAACACCTATTTATGAAATGGCAATCAGGCGCAAATCCACATTCAACGAAAAAAGGCCCAGGCCGTAAACACTCACAAGGTAAAAAATGAAATTTGAATTAGAAATCCAAGAAGTTAACTTAATCATTACTGCTTTAGAGCACAAGAGCAGAGACACACAGTTGTTATTAACGAAGATAATGAAGTCAGCACAAGAGCAAATGCCTGTACCAAAACTGGATGCAGAACCAGTAGAAAACACTCCTGTTAATAACTAAAAGTAATAAAGAAATCAAATATTTAGGGATTACAGTAATATGCCAGTAGGAGCGCCACTCGGAAACAAAAATGGGAACAAGTCTCGCATTTTTTCCGATCGTCTGCGAATGACATTATTGCAAGAGCCACACAGATTGGTTAAGGTCGCAGAACAGTTAATCAGTCAAGCAGAAAGCGGAGAGCCTTGGGCAATAAAAGAACTCATGGATCGTTTAGAGGGCAAGGCTATTCAGGCAACGAGCATAGAAAACGCAGATGGTTCTCCGATAATGCAGAATATCCAAGTGTCATTTGTAGCGCCTAATGGAACAGAGTGAAATCCAAGCTGCGATCACCAAGGCAGAGTTTCCTGTCAAACTACAATGCCTGTTTGAAAAATCCCGCTACAAGTGCATCTTTGGCGGTAGAGGATCGGCAAAGAGCTGGTCGGTCGCACGAGCATTGCTTATCTTGGGGGCAAAGCAAGTACACAGAATACTTTGTGCTCGTGAATTTCAAAACTCCATATCTCAGTCGGTTCATAAGTTATTGAGCGACCAGATTGTAGATTTGGGTCTGATTGGGTTTTATGAGATAACTGAGCGAACAATCCGAGGCAAAAACGGCACAGAATTCAATTTTGTTGGCCTGAAAAACAATCCACACAATATTAAATCCTACGAGGGTTGCACAATTGTCTGGGTAGAAGAGGCTCAGGCGGTATCAGCTAGGTCTTGGGATATTCTGATTCCTACGATTCGTTCTAAAGATTCTGAAATCTGGATCACAATGAACCCAGAATTAGAATCGGATGCAACTTACCAGCGGTTTATATTACATCCACCTGAAAATTGCATTACACAAAAGGTCAACTGGTCAGATAACCCTTGGTTTCCTGAAGTATTGGACTATGAGCGCAGAACTCTGCAATCCAGAGATATTGAGGCTTACAACACAGTCTGGGAAGGATTGTGTAGGCAGACTGTAGATGGAGCTGTGTTTGCCAAAGAGATGCAAATGGCAGAGCTGGAAGAGCGAATCACTAAAGTTAGATACGATCCTACTAGACCAGTTATTGCAGTTTTTGACCTTGGCTGGGCAGACAGTACATCTATTTGGTTTGTCCAATTCATTGCGCAGGAGATAAGGCTAATCCGCTATATTGAGGACAATCAACAGACAATCAGCCATTATTTAGCGCTTATGCAGACTTACGGTTACGTTTATGATACTTTATGGTTGCCACATGATGCACAAAACCGAACCATCGGATCAAACGGACGGTCCATCGAGGAAATTGTCAGAGCTGCAGGATTTAAAACAAAAATCATCCCTAGAACTCCTATCGCAGACTCTATTAATGCAGCAAGAACTATATTCAGAAACTGCTATTTTGACCGAGATAATTGCTATGATGGACTCCAATGTCTCAGGCATTACAAATACGAAGTAGACCCAGATACAAAGCAATTCAGCAGAAACCCTTTGCACGACCAGTATTCGCATGGTGCTGATGCGTTTAGGTACATTGGTCTTGGAGTACAGGAAACTAGACCAAAACGTGCAAAACAAGTAAACTATGCACCACCACAATCATGGATGGCACTATAAATGGCATACGACTCAAACACAGACGATTACGATCCAATAATTGAGGAAGCTAAACAGTTCCTGAAGTTTGCCAATGATGCGGACACAATGAACAGGCAAGAAGCGCTTGAGGATTTAAAATTTGCATCTGGCGGGGATCAATGGCCAGTAGACCTCCAAAACAGTAGAAATCTTGAATCTCGTCCAGTTCTTACCATTAATAAGCTCGATGGCTATTGTCGTCAAGTTACAAATCAGCAACGTCAACAACGTCCGAGAATCAAGGTACATGCGACTAATACGCAGGAAGATGCTGCGGAAGCTAAGGTCGTTCAGGGCATGATTCGACATATTGAAGTCAACTCCAATGCTGATAACGCTTACGATAACGCTTATAACTACGCAGTTCGCATGGGTTGGGGTTACTGGCGTGTGGATCATAGATATGTGCGTGAGGACTCATTCGATCAGGAAATATTTATTGATCCGATTGACAATCCATTTACAGTCTATTTAGACCCAAACAGTATTGCGGTCGATGGCTCAGACCAAGAGCGTTGTTTAATAACTACAATGATGCCTAAGACTACATTCAGGGAGCTGTATCCCGATGTGGATGAAACATCTTTCTTAAGTCGTGGAACTGGAGATACGCAAAGCGAATGGATTACCAAAGAAGACATAAGAGTAGCAGAGTATTGGTACACAGTCAGAGAACCCGCAACTCTATATCAGCTCTCCGATGGTTCTACACGATTTGCAGAAGGTAAAGACTTCTTTGACAGAATTGAACGTGCTGGGCTATTTGTTGTTAACGAGCGTAAATCTATTAAGCGCACGATTAAATGGAAAAAGCTAACAGCTACTGCGGTGCTAGAGGAGCGTGATTGGCCTGGTTATTACATCCCAATTGTTCCAGTTTACGGACGGCACGTTGTAATCGGGGACAAGCGCAAGAAGTTTGGAATGGTTCGTCATGCCAAAGATGCGCAAAGAATGTACAACTTCTGGGTAACATCACTTACAGAATCTGTAGCACTTGCACCTAAAGCCAAGTGGATCATGGCTGAAGGACAGGACGAAGGACACGAGTTAGATTGGGCTGCAGCAAACATCAAGTCGATGGCGACATTGCGTTATAAGCAGACCGATATTGATGGTAACCCAGCGCCTCCTCCACAAAGACTTCAACCAGAACCGCCTCCAGCTGGAGTGATGGCTGCAGCGCAAGAGATCAATAGCGACATGGCAACGATCATCGGAATATATGATCCAAGCCAACAACTGCCAGGTAATATGTCTGGTAAAGCGCTGAATGGTCAGCAAATGCAAGTTGATTTGACTAACTTTGACTTGTACGATAACTTGACTAAATCTATTGCGTACACAGGCAAGATTATCCTAGACTTAATTCCTAAGATTTACGATACCGAGCGCATTATGCGTATTATTGGTGATGATGGTAAACCTGATCTACTCACAATTAACGAGCGCACAGCAGTTGGCAAGGTCAAAAATGATGTAACTGTTGGTCAATATGACGTGGTGATGGAAACTGGCCCAGGTTACAACTCCAAGCGCCAAGAAGCGGTTGATGCCATGATGCCATTATTGCAAGGCAACGAGCAACTATTTAATGCTGCTGCCGATCTGGTTTTTAGGAATATGGATTTCCCTGGCGCAGAAACAATTGCAGACAGACTTGCAGCGCTTAACCCAATGGCGCAGATTGACGAACATTCAGACATACCGCCTGAAGTGCAAATCAAGCTCAAGGCAGCGCAAGGCCAAGTTCAACAGATGCAACAACAGATGCAGGCTATGCAGTTGGCTATGAAACAGCGCTCAGATATAGAAGGCGTTAAGCAACAGGCAGAAACACAAAGAGAATTGATGCGCCAGACTGCAAAAGCGCACAATACAGAATTAATGGCTCAAGCAAGGGTTCATGATGTCAATACTAAGGCGATTACGTCGCAAAACAGAAGTGAAATTGAAGCGATTTCAGATTTACTTTTGCACCACATGGACACGGCAAGATTAGAGCGTGAGATACAAATGCGAAATCGTGAACAGTATCAGGCTATTGCCGAGGCTGACCGATCCATCATGCCAAATATTCAACAATAATTGACAGTATAATTACTTTCAGTTATATTGACTAAACCTTACCTGTGAGGTACACAGGGCAAATTCTTAGGGAATACCTATGTCTAGTGAAAGAGAAGCAAGTAATGTACTTACTAGCGAAAATTCGGGCGAGTTTTATGCTAATAAACTTGGTTTAGCTACGGAAGCTCCTGTCGAGGCGGTTGAAACCGAGCCGACAGTTGAGGATACTCCGCAGAGTGAGCCAGTTGCAGACGAACCCAAACCAGTAGAGGAAGGCGAAAAGAAGCCGAATCCGAAACTTGAAAAGCGTTTTTCTGAATTAACAAAGCAACGTGAGATGGCTCGGCAGGAAGCTGACCGAGAGCGCCAAAGAGCTGCGGATTTAGAGGCACGTTTAGAGGCACTTGAAAGAGGTTCTAAGCCTGTAAAACAGGATGAGACTAATAAAGAGCCACAGCCGAGTGACTTTACTGATGCGTTTGAATATGCAAAAGCATTGGCAGAGTATTCGACTGCTAAAGCACTTGAAAACAGGGATAAACAGGAAGCTGAACGCAAAGCTAACGAAGAGCGCCAGAAAGTTATGACCTCTTGGCAAACAAAGTTAGAAGCAGCGAAAAGCGAACTGCCTGACTACGAAGACATGATTGCATCTAGCGATGTGGTTGTATCAGATCAAGTCAGGGATGCTATTTTAGAGAGCGATGTAGGGCCAAAAATTCTTTACCATCTGGCAGAGAATCCCGAAGTTGCAACCAAGATTAGCGGATTATCTTTAACAAGTGCTTTAAGAGAGATTGGGAAATTAGAGGCTAGGTTTGAAAAAACCGCAGAAGCGCCTAAGCCTGCTGTAAGAAAAAGCAATGCACCAGCGCCTATCAATCCAATCCGAGGCGGTTCTAATGTTGATGTACCTATGACTGCCGATGGGGAGTTTACAGGATCAATACAGCAATGGAAAGAAATGCGTAAGGCTGGAAAGATTAGGTAAAACATTTTTTAAATAAAAGGAAATCAAATGGCAAATAATCTGCTAACGATATCCAAGATCACTAACGAAGCGTTAATGGTTTTGGAAAACGAACTCACATTTTCAAGCGAAGTAAATCGCAACTACGACGATCAATTTGCAGTGGTATAAACGCCTGCCTCTGTTTTTACTGTGAATTTTGCATTGAGGTGGCAAAATTGGTAACACAGTAAACGTCCGTAAAAGATCAGGTATGCGGACGAAAAAGTTTCTCTGATTGACTTGGAAGCCTTGAGGAAGGCGACAAGGGGGAAGTCGAAAGACACCCTGAACGACTAAGTGAGAAACCCCGAAAGGGATGCGATAGTCTGAACAGCGATATAACCTAAAAAAAGTCGCTGAGTTTGAGCCGAAGAGCTTGAACCGCCATGAAAATGGTCAGTAACCGAAAGGTGAAAGTAACAGAATGAGACCTGGACGTTTTATTGGTGCGGTAGGCCCAGCGCTTTCCGTAGAAGACTTTAACGAGACTTCATTGCCAGTAACATTGTCAACACAATTTCAAGTGGCAACTCAGTTTACCACTCAGGATTTGGCATTATCCCTTGACATGTTTTCGGATCGAGTTCTCAAACCCGCGGTGGCAACTATTGCAAATCGTATAGACCGAGACGGACTTGCAATGGCTGCTCTTCAAACAGCAAACATTGTTGGAACTGCTGGTACACCTCCAACAGGATTAATCACCTACTTAACAGCTGGTGCTTATCTTGATGCTGAAGGCGCACCTAGAGATGGTCGTCGTGCTTGTATCGTAGAACCCTTTACATCTGCAACAATCGTTGACAGCTTAAAAGGTTTGTTCATGCCACAAGAAGCGATTGCGGAGCAATACAGGAAAGGTTTGATGGGTCGTGATTCAGCTGGTACAAACTGGAAACTTGATCAAAACGTGGTTTCACAGACTTTCGGTTCATACTCTGGTAACACATTGTCTGCTGACACAACTGCACAAGTTGGTTATCTTTCAAGTGGTTGGTCACAGTATTCTACAATCCAGATCAAAGCATCTTCAGCTTCTACATTGAACGCTGGTGACGTTATTCAGATCGCTGGTTTGTATGCTACTAACCCACAAAACCGCCAGGCTTATGGTTCAGGCAAGTTGCGTAATTTTGTAATTCAAAGCACCACAACTGTTGGTACTTCAGCTACAAGCATTACTGTTTCTCCTGCGATTATTACTGGTGGTCAGTTCCAGAACACAGCAATCATTGGTACAACATCTACAACAGCAGTTGTTACACCATTCAACAACACAGGTACATTATCACCACAAAACATGCTCTTCCATCGTGATGCCTTTACTCTTGCCGTAAATGACTGCGGCTACTTACAAGCAGCGTAAGTAGAAAACCGTCCCTGATTGACTTGGAGTGCCTGAAGAGGTTAACAAGGGCCAAGCAGACCGAAAGGTCGTGCAGGCTGAACGACTAAGTGGGATGGCAGCGAAAGCTGATGCGATAGTCTGAACTCTGCTATAACTGAACTGAAGGCAGAGAGGAGAATCCGAAGAGTTT